CAGGATTGTTAGTCCTATCAGATACAACGCCAGTTGTTGTGATAATAGCGCCATTTTCTAGCTCGTAATCAGTCTCGCCAGGCCTCGAAGCAACAACTTTTCTAATCTTAGATTGTTTGTATCTGTCATCTTGCAATTGTTGCTTAGGCAGTACAGATCCTACGTCTAATAATCCCTGATTCATCATTGGAGCTTGAGCAATAGTTTGAGATGGAGGGCCATCAGGCTCTACGTTAAAGTTAGGCTCGCTAGATTGGCCTCTAAACTTTGCAATAATTTCGTCAAAAATCCCCATGCTCTATTCCTTAAAACAAGAGTCCAGTATCCAGATTTCTGGCATTTTTTCTATTGTTTTCTTTATTTTGGCTAATTAAACCGCCAGTTGCTACTGGGGCAACGTTAAACATCGGTTGCCCACCTTTAACTTTAGATTCTAGGTCTCCGGTCAAATCTAGGTATTTAATTTTGTATGGAGATTCTTCCCCGATATTAATGTAAGTTTCTCCAAACTTTCCGCCGTGCTTTTCGCCATATTGTTTTAAAAACTTTGGATAAATTTGATCATACCATTTCATATTGTTTAACAATATTCTGTTGTGCCTTCCTGGCCCAGTTCTTTCTACAATTTTATCTGATCCAATTAATCCAATTCGGTCGTAACCATTATCGGCCGCATACTTCATTACTCTTTTCATCAACAATTTGTACCAACTATCCTTGAAAGGCGATTCTGGGGCTTGATGCGATCCTTCTGCGTTTATTCTGTCAGCATACTTTTCCGCATCTTCAGAGTCAAAATAACGTACTTCTCTTCCTTTTCTATCTGTAACTGGATTTCCATTTTGATCAGTAATTAAAAAATTACCTGTTTCTTTATCTTTATCAACATGATATTTCATTGGAGTTTTTTGTTTTGTGTATCCCCATACATTACCTTTTTGATGCCAGTCTGATTGAATTTCTTCTATAAACAGCATTCTTTTGCCGTCTGTATCTATTCTTTCATTTAACCTTATCCATCCTAAATTATTTGTTTCTCCCAAGTAATGTTCAAGCCCAGGAAAATCTACATATTTAGATTTAGGTAACTTCAAAACAAGTTCTGTATTATTAGATCCATACGGAAGCGTATATCCGTTATTAGCATATTGAGCTTTTTGTTTAGCTTCTTGAGCCAACTTTAAATCAATTAATCTCAAAGAAAGATCAGCATATTCTGGGCTTTCGTTATTAACTGTTTTCATCTCATTTAATACATCCTTCATTTCTTGAGTCCACTCAATAGGCCTATTGTTGAATTCAACTTCCTCAAGAGTTACTCTATTATCAGCGATGTATTTTTGAACTTCTTCTTTAGTAAAGTTAGGCTTGCTTTTAAGAAACTTATCAAGGCCTATCCACTCAATCTCTTCTTTGGTTACGCCTTCTAGCCCACTCAAATCGTTTAAATATCCTTGGCCTGGGCCTGAGTTTCTTTTAAAGTTTTGAGCGGCTCTTTCTAATGGAGAATAAAATCCTTCTAATTGTTTAGCCGGATTTCCGCTTGGTGGCATCATATATCTATTTGCGCCAATTGCATTCATAGCATTTTCATACATGCGGCCAGCCACTTCTGGAGCGCCCTCTAACAATGCTTTGCCGCCTTTTGCAACTGCTTTTGCGCTTCTTATTATTGGCTTTGCGGCTCCCGCTCCAAGCAAACCAGCATCTACCAATTGTTGATCAGTTGGAGTAAATCCATAAGATAGTTCATTGAATCCTTCTGGAGCTTCGCCATAAATAAAATCTCCAAGAGGCAATGTTCCTTCGACCTTAACCGGCTCTCTGCCTGGAGCGCCGACTACTTCTGCTCCAAATCCTACATCGCCAAATGCTTGTCCAACTAACGCTTTTAAATTTGGCATATCGTTCAAAACATCTTTTCCAAGCTTAAATGCATCTGAAATGATACCTAATGCCGCATTTCTCTTAATTGGCGTTACCTCAGCACGTCTTGGAGTATTTATCATTGACTCCATATTCTGCTGAATGGTTGGCTTCATTGGATTGAAATCTTCGAGCGGCGTTCCTTGCTTGTAGTTCTTGCTGAACTCTAATGCCGCATCTTTGTTTTGACCAAACGGCAAGAAGTTGCCACTGGTTATTGCTTTCTCCATCGCCGTATCAAAGTCATTCCTGTAATCATTCAAGTTGCCATCGGCATCCTCTTGAATGAGCGGGAACACATACCAGTTGCCATCCCTGTCCATTTCGGCGGCCATCAGATGCGTAGATATCGTGCCGTCATTGTTCATGATGAACTTATGGTTCTGCGGATTGTATATGCGATCTAAGAATTCAGGCGGCGAAGCTCCGGCGGCCCCTATCGTTGCAAGACCAGCCGCAGTTACTCCTGCCTTCTCAAGATTCTTTAGCACTTTGTCGGTTATCTGTCCTCCGACGACGTTGAACATCAATGAAGTCATATCGTCGCCAGTCAAGTTTGCTCGATCAACATTTCTTTCGTAGTCAGCAAATCCTGCTTTTGCCTTCATCGTAGGATTAAGGTCAAAAGGAGTTACGTCACCTTCTATCAGCTTTCCAAGTCCTTCTCCTTCAAAAGCCGCCTTATATGTGCTGTGTTTTGATGGAACTATATTTCTGCCACTTAACAGTCCGACGTTTTGCAATCTCATGTCAGGCGCTGAATACTGAAACGGCTCAGTGACGATTGCCCTTGCCTCTCCAGTTGTCAATCCGCCAAACTGATTAACGTTACCGACGTTGCCAAACTTGTTTACAAAGTCAGCCCTTTTGCTTGCTTTTAAATTATTCCATTGCCCCATCGATCTTGGATCATCAAGACCGTACCAATCAGGTATGTAATTTTCTCTGATGTATTTGTTGACTGCGTTTTTGTCACGCTTTCCTAGCGCAGATTGCGCGTAACTTAACATCACGTCGCCAGTCATTGTTGATGAGTCTGCAGATGCTGGCCCCATCCTCCAAGGAAGATATAGCGGATCTTTCCCGTATTGTCCTCTTAAATGCTGTGCAAAATCATTTATATACTTTGCCTCAGTTGGAGCATTTGCCCATAGCAATCCTGGATTCTGGAACATGTAATTCTGTCCGCCCTCAAGATTGACTGGCCTTGCTAACTGAACTCCGTTGATGTTTGTTACCGTCTCGCCAGCCTGACTTCTATCCGACATGCCAGATATAAATGGCCGTCCTTCAAAATCAAATATGCTTACCGGCTTTGGATCTGTAACTCCAGTAGTTTCAGTTCTGAATAAGAGATTGCGTACTCTCTCTGCATCGTTTACTTTTGGGGCAACACGCGGATCTATCACTCTGCCCATCTTGATCAACTGCAATAGATTCACTACACAATACCTTTCAAGTTACGTCTAATCGGTTCGCCCCAGCTTGTCTGCATCGGCCTATGGCCGACGGCCAAGTATCTCATCGCGTCAGCGCCGTGCGAAGTCCAATCGTGCCTCGGTCTACCTCGCCACGTTCTGCCCTTCTCATCGAAGTCTCGCTGGTATTGTCTCAACGCTTCAATCCCTCGATTACACTTCTTCTCATCAAACCAGCATCGATCCAACATGGATCGTACTGCCTGAATGCCATCGTCAACTCGTAGGTTCGGTGCTATTTCGACAGGCCTAATTCCAAGATTATCTAGCGTCTCAAGCCTGGATTTGCCCGTGCCTAGTTCCTTGACTTGCACATCATGCGGGAGAATGTGAGATTCGTACAGATATTTTTTATCTTGCAACACGTTAGCGTAATGATCGAGGCCGACTCCAGAGTTTTCGTAATAGTCGATTATCCTAACTTCAGCGCCTACAAACTGAGCAAAGAATATCGCAGTGCTATCTCCAATCCCGAGATCCCATGCTGTAACAACGCCCATCGATCTATCGTATGGCACATTCGTTATTCTGTTTTCCTCGGTCGCGCGCTTCATCTCAGTGCCGTAATACGCTCCCATGATTGCGGCCTCGAAGCTACACTCAAACTCTTGCTCGTACCGATCCTCGCCCATGATCTTGAGCGCGTCCTCTAACTCAGCCTCCGGCAGTATGTTGGTCTCGCTTGCTTTGTGCATTGCGGTATACCAATCGCTATCGCCCTTGGCCTTATCGAATATCTCCCAGAACTCATTCTTGCCTTTCGGAGTGCCAATGAACGTTGCGCGAGTTGGAGAGTCTGGAGTGCTACGATCAGCAAGCGTAGGCCTGATGATCGTAGGCCACACATTCGCGGGGAAGTCGGCTGGCTCATCCATCACTACTGAGTCGAGATAGATACCTCTCATCGACTCGGCAGACTCAGCGCCGAACAGTCTAAGCCTCGCGCCGTTCGGGAAGTCGATCCGAAGCTCTGACTCGTTAACCTTTATGTCTGGAATGTGTTGAGTGTAATATTTTGCATAATCCCAACAAATCTGCTTTGCCATGCGAAATGTTGGCGCAACGTAACCGACGCGCACATTATCGCGCGGGGTCACTAGCGCATCTCGGATCAGGTCATTTATCGCGGCGACTGTCTTGCCGCATCTTCGGTGGGCCACCAGGCAAGCGAATCTTTGCTTGCGCCGGTGAAAAGGCATCATTACATCTCTAGCTTCATAAGGAATATCTATCTCAGGCATGCCACCTCAAAAAGTCCGCGAGCATCGCGAATACAGTTAACACCAGACAAGTTACCATCACAAACAGAAACTTATCAAAATTAGACATTCTCGCCTTTCCATTTGATGATCAACGGCCCACCAGACTCGCCAGTGTGTTCAAGCTGTTGCTTCTCGCCGTATCGTTTTGGCAATAACTTCGACGCAACCCATTTGTGCGCGTCGACCTTTAATCGAGCAACGTTGTAAGTCTCAGGCGTTGCATCGTAAGCGATCTCCAAAATGTCCTCAGCCGCATATTCTTGTTGCGCGTTCTTCGCGCGCGCGTATTTGTCGCGGATCTCTGGATGCCGATACATCCATCGATAGAACGTAGACTTATCTGGACTCCAAGACTCATCACTGCAAATTTTGTTTAGCGATCTTCCAGCCGCAATTTCTTCGCAGATTCTATCCACCAACTCATCGGTATAATCAGTTGGCCTTCCCATTTTTACTTCTTCACTCATCTCTAACTCCAGCAAGTTATCCACAACTCAGATTCTACTCGCAAATCTCGGGGACAAAAAGGACAAAAGACATACTCTAAAGAGTATGTCTTGTCTTGTCCTCCAATTATTTTGTCCTTGCATTTGTCTTTTTTTGATCATAAGTCATTGATTTTAAACACATCACAAAAGGACAATTTTGTCTTGTCCTCAATTGTCCTTTGTCCTTTTTCGCCTATAACATATTGATTATAAAGTCTTGTCCTCAGAATTAGCACTTTATCGACATTGCGATTCTAAATCCAAGATCATCGCAGAGTCAGTTGCCGACCATCCATTGCCAAACGGAACCACTATTTCACCATCAATTAAACACCCCATCATCCGCGCTGGATCATTCTGTAACGATTTCTTCGCGGCAGATTCTGACATGCCCATCGCTGGCCCAGTTAGAAAATCTAGCATCGCATTTCGATTTACAAACGGCCGACCTTTTGCATCTCGTTCACGATGTGACGCATGCCAAGCTCGCTCAAATCGTTTTCTGAACTCAGATACCTTTGAGCTTTTCTTGCTCTCTTTAATTGGCTCACTCACCGGATCAAGTACAACGCTCGATACTAATTGATCGTCCTCATCTCGCCAACCATTAATTGTGACAGGCTTGAGATCAAAGAACTTTGACTGTTGCATCTCAGCGTCTTTCATCTTGCGTTGCACAATTTCAATTGGCCGATCTGAGTTTCCTGGCTTCACGCTAACTTCGATATCCAATGCGCCACGCCATGCGCTGGATCCTCGCGCCCTATGTTGAGCCTCTTCAGATACGCCAGTGTGATGCACCAGGATAACAGTGCAGTCGAACTCTTCCATCAACACGGCACACGAATCGAGCATCGTCTTAGCATCTTGCGCTGAGTTCTCATCGCCAAGTAAAAATCGGTGCAATGTGTCTACAACAATAACCTTCGGGCTAACTGGCAACGCTCGGATATTCTCAATTACTTTAACCAATCCCTCGTTCGTATTGAGATCCGTGCCACTCTTTGATATCCACATCTGTATACTGTCTACACTATGATGCTGGAGCCATGCGGCGATACGTCCTCGCAAACC